GAGCCCAACCTGAACGAAGACCAACTACGACTTTTGATGAACAACCACCACCAATATCTATAGAACAGTATCAACAGAGAAGGCAGAGTGGGGGTGGTGCTGGTCATACAGAAATAGAAGAAATTGTTTCATCTGGACTCTGGAAGAAATTTGGAAGAGGAATTCCAGTAGGAGATGTACCTGACAAGATAGCTAGAGCCATAAAAGATAGAAACCCGATGTCTGCTGATACATATGTAAAGCTGATGTTTTCTTACTGGGATTCATCTTATGGATTACGGATACTTCAGGATAACTGGGTAAGAGCAAGGCATCCGGGTGGACTATTCAGACCGGGAAGTAAAGAAGATGTTGTTGGTGCATTAATTCTTGCTGCAGGGGCTCCATCAAGAGGAGCTTACAAGTATACAAACTTTATAAGAAACGACATTATTCCTATTCTTGAGATGGGTGTAAAACAGGCTGATATAGAAAGATATCTTCAATTAAAACACTGGCCTTCTATTCAACAGGGAGCAAGACTTAAAAAAGAAAAACTTCCAGATATTATAGACCCAGTAACAGGAGAAAGAACTTCTTCAGCAAAAATATTAACTTGGGATGCTCAGTTACGAAAAGACTACTCTAAGGAACAGTATGATGCCATTGTTGAAGGAGCAACAAAAGTTAGGGATGAGTATGCGAATATGCGTACTCGATTACTTGATGAAGGAATAATATCTCAGCGGTTACATGATGAACTTGCTTCTGCATATCCTTGGTATAACCCTATTGAATATATAGAGTTCCGTCTTGAAAACAAGACCATGAGAGGCAACAAGGAGATTTCTAGCACTAGGAATCAACAGGTTACATCTCAGGGTATCTATGAGTTTAGTGATAATCCAGAAGTTATGGGAGCATTGCCACCACTTGGTGAAACTATGCTCCGTAAACTGATACAGACTGAGTTGCGTATATCCAGAAACAGGGTAACGAAACAGGTTGTTAGGATGGTTAATGAGCAAACTCAGGGTCTTAAACAGGTATCAGGGCCGGGAGTTCGTGCTTCAGATGATAAGTTTGAACGTATTATAAAGAAGAAAGGTCAACCTGAAGAGAAACGACTACTTCCAGTTCCATACAATGAAAGTATTGATTCTGGATATTTCTCTTACTTTGAGAACGGGGAGCGATACGTATTCGGTGGAGTAGATGGTGAAGAAATACCAAAGTGGCTTTGGGATTCTGTTAACGGTAGGGCTGGGATGGCTATACGTGGTCAGGGAGAAGTCAACACAATACTTGCAGCGTCCAACAGATATTTCCGTGGTGTCTATACAACCTATAACCCACTCTTCTTTGTAAGAAACGCTGTTATAGATATGTACACAGCATTAATACGTGCTGGCATATTACCCCATACAACCATAGCTAAGATAGTAGAAAGCCTGTACAAGGCTGGTACTGGTGCAGAGAATAGATTACTTGAATTACAACAGGCTGTTGGTGGATATCAGGCTAGATTCTATGATGTTGATGCTAACTACCGTCAGATAGCAAAAGAACTTTCTGAAGCAGGTCATATAAATAATGTTCATGTTCTTGGAAAGAACGCTTCCCCAAAAGAACTTGATAAGTTATTAAGGGCTACAGCAATACAGACAGGTCAGGGTATTGGTGGCAAGTTAAAGAGAGCTATACCTGCAACTGGTGAAGCTATTGAACAAGCACCACGACTTGCAGTAATGGAAAAGTCTCTTATAAAACTTATTGGTAAAGATGAATATCAACGTCTTATGAAGTTGCCCCGTGAAAAATTCCAGAAAGAACTGCTGGATAACTGGACTCCTAAGTATAATGTTAATGATGAGGTTATACCTGACTCACAACCCCGTGGCCCACTTGTAGAGTCTTCTGAATTAAGACACGCAGCTGTTAACGGTATAGATTCCACAATTAACTTTGGTCGTGGTGGTGACCAGATACGCAGATGGAACCAGTATGTACTGTTTCTTAATGCAGCATTTGAAGGGTTTAAGTTGCCGTTTAGGTCACTTGGAATAGATTTACATCCTGATATAAGACCAGTAGAGAATCCTGTTGCTGATGGCCCACAGTTTGAATTTGGTACTGATACCTTTGCAGGTCGTGGGCAGACTGGAAGAACACTTGATATAACTGGTGGTCGTAAACAGGCTGCCATGATACTGGGTGGAGCAACAGTCACATACTGGGGAATACAGACTAACTGGAATAAGCGAGAAAAGTTTAACGGTATCCCTCTTTACTATGATGTACCCCAGTACGTTAGGTATAACGCATTGGTATTTATGCTTCCTGCTGAAAGGGATGATAGTGGAGACTATATATTAGACCCACAGACTGGACGGCCTACCCCAAGATACATAGTCCTTCCCCATAAGTTACGTGAGTGGAACTGGTTTATGCAGTCGGCAACTCTTCTTGATGAAATTACAGATGAAGAAGTACCACTTGATAAATCTAAGTTTGCAGGTGAGATATGGAAAAGCACCTCTCCAATATCCGACATACCTATACCTGAAATAGTAAATGTCGGAGTGGAACAATATACAGGTATGGACTTCTGGCGTAATGCTCCTATCGTGGATGAAGAACTGGAGGGTATGGAGTCACAGGAACAGTACGATAGAAATACATCGGAAACTATAAGACGAATCTCAGGAATGATGGGTGATGCAAACATACCTGAATTTGATATTCCCCTTGGAAGCCCACAAAGACTGGAACATCTATACGAAAGTATTACTGGTGGTACTGGACGAATGGTTACATCCATGACTGACTACGGGTTAAGGGCTATGGATGACCTTAGGAAATTAGAAGACCGTCCTATGGAACAGAAGGTAGAAGACTACCGTAACATGGATAGGACTTCACGCATTGAGTTCCAGACTTCCCTCTCACCAAAAGAATATGACGAGTTTCAGAAAGAGATACGTATGCCCAGAAAGGAGATTCCGTTCTGGGATGCCATGCTTAATTCCTTTTACCCTGAACGGGGTGGCGGATTAAGAGAAACAGGACGCATGGCTACGGAAGATATGTTTCCAAATGTATCAGGTGAGGATGTTGAAAAGGCAGGGCGTGCCATGAGTAAGGTACGCAGAGAATTACTTGAACAACAGATGAAGTCTGATGACCAACTGCTAAGTTGGATACAACGTGGAGATACTAATGTTCTCTCTCCCAGTGAATGGAGAGAAGAAAAGTCTAATAAATGGAAACGGTATGAAGGTGCTGAACTTGCTGTATCCCAGATATACCACCGTTCCATACAGGGACAGGATGAAGAAACTAGAGATAGATACTACCAGTCTCTTTATACAGCAGCAGGTAAGATGAGTGATATGAGGGTTGGGATAGACCTGTTACTGGCTGGTTATTATGCTATTGAACCAGAGTCAAGTGACCCTTCTAATACAGAATGGAACCAGTTCTTTGCAGATAGAGAAGCCTATGTAGAGAATATTCGTATATCTTCTGAGGCATCTGGTGATGAATTACATGATGAGTTTGAGCGTAGGTTAAGTGCAAATGATACTAATACAGAAAAGAGCTATGATAACGCAAGGAAGTACCTTGCTCCTTACTGGAATATAGGAAGAAACATTGATGACATATGGCCCGGCGGTAGTCAGCATCCACAGTATCAACAGATGGTAGAGAAGTGGAATAGATATCTTAATCTTGACAGGGGTAGACAGAGCCAGATGTACGATACTGACAAGCAGATACAGACTCTGGTTAAGATGAGGTCAGATAAAAGAAAGGAACTTGTAAAGATGGATGCCCAGAGAACTGGTTATCCATATATGGATGAATTACTTGTATTCTGGTATGGAGATTTTTATGAAGGTGCTAGCCTAGAGGCTAAGGCATTTCACAGGCATTTATACCAGCAAACAAAAGAATTTAGACCCAATAGACCATCCATTCCATCGGTTCCATCATTGACACCTTAGTTATACTAAGGTTATTTTAGGTTGAGGTAATTATGGTAAATCAGGCAGAGCAACCAGATAACACACAGTCAGCACCACCTACAGATGGAGGGGGTACGACTACTGATATCACTTCAGAATTTGAAGGGGTTAATACCTTTGATGATACTGATACATCTCCTACAGATATCACTACTACAGAGGAGACTACAGAGACTGTAGGGGAAGTAACTACTCCACCACCTTCTTCTGAACCTACTACTGAACCTCCTGTTGTTACAGAACCAGTTGCAAGTACAGAAGAAGTACCGGGTAACAATGAAGAGATAGATACTCTTCAGAAAAGACTGGAAGCAATAGAGCAACAGAATAACCAGTATCAACAGAATCAGGTACGTGGTCAGTTACAGCAACAGGCTACTCAGTATGCTCAACAACTTGAGCAACAGGGATATTTACCAGACCAAGCACAACAGGTAGCTCAACAGTGGATGGCCCAACAGAGTGAGGTTGTTCGTGTTCGTCAGGAACAGGAACAATACAATAAATTTGTACAGGGACAGAACAACGCTGCAGAGCACTTTGCAAACAAATATAAATTAGAGTTAAAAGACCTTGCTGAATTACGGAGATATGATACTCCCGAAGGCATGGAACAGGCAGCTAAGGGTATGGCATCCATCAGGGATAAAGATGCGGAGATAGCTAAGCTGAGAGCTCAGCTAGTCCCGTCCCAGAATTTTGCCGATAATCAAAGCACCCCTGCTGCTTCTAATAGCGAAGAAAGATGGCTAGAGCGATACAATGATGGTGATAGGTCGCAAGAAGCCGCTGCAGCAGCACGAAGGGCTGCTGGTTTAGGATAATAAACTAGCAATATTACAGAGGTGTAGTTATGGCACAGACCGCTACAACGGGCAATCTTGCAAATGCCCAAAGAATAATTATTAGTGCTGCTCGATATACAGAGGAGCATAACGCCCCGGCTCTGGCACTCATTGAGCAGTTTAAACTGCCTAAGGGAGCCAAGCAGGTAACCGTTCCAAAGGTTGGACAGATGTCCATGAGTGACCTAGTAGATGGTCAGGACATAATAGACGAGGAAGAGATTGGAATGACCACGGTAGACCTTACGGCTAGTGAGGTTGGAGCCAAGGTTATTCTGACTGATAAACTCGTCAGGCAGTCTGCTCCCAATGTGTTTTCCATAATAGGAAGACAGCTTGGTGAAGGAATGGCACGAAAGAAAGATACAGATGTTATTGCCCTGTATTCCGCTCTTAACGGAGGTGATGACCTCAGTGCGGATGGTAGGTTGATGACTCCTGCTAACGTTCATGCAATCATTTCTCAGGCTAAAGCCAATAAGTATGGTTCTCAGGTTTATATACTCCACCATCCAAATGCTGTAGCTCAACTTTCTAAAGGTGCTGCCACGGTAGCAACTGGAAATGCTGGTGCTCTTGCAGCAGGTATGGGGGAGATTACCAACGGATGGTCTGCTGACTTGCTAGGTAACTTCTATAGTGGACTGCGACCAATCAATAATGTCGCTATATTTGAAGATGGAAACATTTCCAAAGTATCTGGCGTAGACTCTGGTATCGGAGTTATAGCTGATAAAACAGCTATGGCTGCTTTGACCAGTGTAGATACTAGAACAGAGCGACAGAGGGATGCTTCCCTCAGGGCCACTGAAGTTGTAATGACTGCTGACTACGGGGTATTTGAACTTGATGATTCCCGTGGAGCTCCTGTTACATTTGAAATTGATGACATTGCTACTGCCTAGTAGGAGTTATATATGGTAGGGATAACTGAACGAAATAAGCAGAAGTTAGAGTTAGCCAACAGTGGCTTCTCTCTCAGGTACATAGATGAGTGGCAGCCTAAGACAACTTTGTACAGGCATAAGGCTAGTTATAATATTCAGAATGAACTCGTTAGAGATGTTGGTACTTCAATAGTAGGAGTGCCGGGTAATCCTGACTATGTACTTAGAAAAGCTAGAATCGGTTTATTCCCTTGGAAGCCAAATGAATCCTGTGAATGCAAGTGGTGTCAGGAAACTGACTGGGAAGAGAAAGAACCAGAAATGGTTCAAGGTTTCTGTGATGTATGTGGGCTTGAGGTAGAAGCCCGTAACTCTGCAGGAGTCTCATCCAAGTTAACCTTTCACAAACGGGCAAATCACACGGAAGAGGTATAATAGAGTCCTGAGAGTTGTAACGATTGACCGTGGCTCTCAGGATTCTCTAAATAAATAACGGTTGGTCGCAGGGGTAAACCCTGTAATAAGTAACCTTTAAGGAGGTTAGTCATGTCGTTTCCTCAAACAATAATGGGTAAATGGGGTTGGGAACAAGTTACTACTACTGCCAAAAAGCATAAGCTGGGAACTATAATGCAGATAGCTGATACTACTTATAGATATGCTAGTGTAGGTGAAGCCATAATAGCAGGAACATTAGTAGAAGCATCTGTCGTTGAAGCTGATGAAAATGATGACCTTGTAGTTGCTACTACAGGGGCTGTCGGTGGCACAACTATTGGGATTACCTTTGGTGGTGCTGTAACTAAAGATGAGTATGCTGATGGATTTCTTATTAGCAACGTAGATGCAAGTGACGCACTTGGATGGCGATACAGAATTAAAGGCAATGCTGCTGGTACTTCTGATGTAGAAGTAACAATAGACCATGAAGATGGCTTTGTTACTCAATGGTTAGCTGGTACAGCAAAAGCCGGGGCTTTTAAAAGTCCATACACTTCTTGCTTGATATCTAATACAACTCATCTTGGGCCAGTTGTCGGTGTCACAGTAAGTGATATTGCCAGCGGAAGCTACGGCTGGGTACAGACTAATGGCCCAGCATTGTGTCTAATACAGGGGACTCCCGGTGTTGGAACAGGACTTATGAGGTCTAACGGTACGACTGGGGCAGTAGAATTAGCTGATGGTTCCCTACAACCTGTAGGGGCTATGGGAAGAACTGTTGGTGTTGATGCTCAATACCATGAAGTAATACTAAATATCACTTAATGCAGCCAGTAGAACTCTGGACACCTCAAGGTTCCACCTATGTAGGCGGTGAAGACACTGGCTACAACGGTGAGACAGGGGTGTCCATTGTTGTACATACGTTCCAGTTTCATGACCCCGTGACAGGCAGGTCACAAGTTGTGAAGATACCTGCAGACCCTACGATTTCTCAGGCTCATATAGAAGATATGGCAGCACAGGCTCTGGAAACCTTCTTGATAGAGTGTCGTGTTAAGAACTCTAAGAAGAAGCCTACAGAGGCCCAGAAGAAAGAAATAGGTAAGCAGTTACAAGAGTTTAAGGAATACGCTCTCAAGAGAAGAGAGAGTACAAATAACAGAATATATTACAGGGGTATCTGATGGTCGAACAGAACCAAACTATAGAAATTACTCAAGCAGATATGGCAGAGGCGTTACAGAGTAAAGTAAACCAGATAACTAATCTGGAACTTCAGGTAGCAGCACTGAAAAGAACAGTGATAGAGTTACGTTCTGAAGAAGAGGATTCTGAATCTGCTGAAGAATAATATGAGGCTTAGATATGCCTGTACAGGGAAGAACCCGTAAACAACTAAGACAGTCCATAGGTTACAATCTAGGGTCTTTAAAAGTTGGTAACGCTACAGGTGGTACTAATAACACTCTTATAGATGTTAATACGTTTAGAGGTGGGGACGATACCTACAACGGTAAGTTGGTTCTTGTTACAGATGCTAGTGACGGAACTACCCAGACTACACAGTACGTTAATGATTACACGGCTAGTAATAACACTATCCAATTTCAACAGAATGCTAGCTTTACTGTAGCGAGTTCTGATGAATATGAAATATGGGATGAACCATATCGACCTGAGGTTATCCACGACTTCATAAACCAAGCTATCATTGACGCTACAGGTCAGGCTTATGACCCTGTTGAGAATCCCGATATGTCTAGTTCTCCTCACACGGCACTTCATGCTGATGGTAAGGTGCTTAGATTTGATATACCTAGCAATATATCTATTATCAACCACATCTATTATCGTAGCAGCGTATCTTCTACTGGGTTACATTCCTGTAACACAGCATTTGATGAAACAGTGGATTCAGATATAACTGTTTCAGTAGATACACAAGATAAGAAACAGGGAACTGGAAGCAATAAGTTTGTTATTGCAGCAGGAGCAAGTGCTGGTGATATAGCTACAGATTCAATTACAAGTAAAAATATAAGTAAGTATGATTACTTGGAGTGTTGGATAAAAAGTACAGTAGCAACATCCGCAGGAAACTTAAAGATATTACTCGATGATTCTGCTAGTTGTGCCAGTCCTATTGAGACATTAAGTGTCCCTGCACTATCAGCAGATACATGGACATATGTACGTATTGCTCTGGCTAACCCAGAGACTGATACAGCTATTATTTCTATTGGATTGGAATACGACTCCGACCTTAATGCGTGTCAGGTTAGGCTTGATGATATCAAGGTAGTTGAGAATGATACTGCTATATGGGAGATATTTCCCAAGCATCTATGGAAACTGGATAGAAGTTCCAGAGACTTGGTAATTACTGAGGATGGTAAGTTTGCATCTGGTTATGCCATGCTGAAGATTACAGGTGGGGATAAACCAGCATTGCTAAGTGCTGATTCAGGAACTACAGAGATAGATGATTCATACATAATAGCCAGAGCTACAGGGCTTGCGTTTGCCTCTGCATCTGGTGGGCCTAACACAGACCCAGACCAGTTGAGACAACAGGCTGCATTCTGGTTAGGACTTGCTGAACAGGCCAAGAGGTCTTTCCCTTTGATTATTACTGGTAGGGCTGTTGAGTAATGGCAAGTAAGGTAGTAGATGAGAACGAGATATACCTTGGTGGTACATACTATCCATTAACACGCCCTGTTCAATCTACCCTAGCGTCTATATACCCGGCTAAGATAACTATAGGAGACACAACAAGAGACTCTAATCTCAGGTCTTCTATTATCTCTTGGTCTGACTGGCGTGGTGGTATTGGTGTAGAGAGAATGCAAGGGGCTTCTGATGCTGATAGAGCATGGTATTCAACGTGTAATCTAAGGCACAGACATCACCTTGTATTACCTGCATTGTCCACTGCAACTACAAGCCAAGACCCATCTGATACACCTATCAATGGAGCTATAACATTTATACAGGATTTGGGAACAGTTCTGTACGCAGGATATGCTACCGCTCCATATTACTATTCTGAAGCTAATGATAGGTGGACTAGGGTTACACATGGAGGTAGTGCTTATTCATTCCCTGCAGTACCTACTGATTCTATTACTGTCCGTATGGGCGGTACTGATTATGTTGTGGTTGCTCATGGTGGTGGCTACAGTTATTTTTCTTCAGCTACCACTGTAGCTGACAAAACTACTGATGCTAAATTTATTACCTTCTGGGATGACAGGCTCTGGGGTATAGATGCAAATGGGCAACTCTGGTACACATTAACTATTGACGGAACTCCAGTTAATGATGCCAAGTTACCAGTACAGGATGATTATGTAACAGACCTGTTCGTAGGTAGGGATGCCAATGGAGAACAAATAATCTATGCAGCTACCAAGACTGGACTCTATGCTCATGATATTGCAAATGCACGATGGGTAGAGACACAGTTCCAGTTACCATTCCATAACTTTAATGGAACAGGTTCTATTAGGTGGCGTGATGCTGTATATGTTCCAAGTGGTCTTGGTATATATAAGTACATCAATGGTAATAACAATGCTGTAATTACAGTTATGGGGCCAGACAGGGATGATGGACTCCCCTCTACATACAGGGGAACTGTTAAGAAACTGGTGGGTACTCATACAGAACTGATTGCAGCTATAGATGCCACCACAGCACCGGGAGCTCAGGCAGCTACAGATATACCGTGGCAGTATGGAAGCACATCTGGTATGGGTGGGCATTCATCTTCTGTAATACAGGCAGGTAGTGGTAGTTCCTCTATTGTTGCGTGGAACGATACGGGATGGGAAACCAAGTGGGTTGCCCCATCAGGTAAGGAAGGAAAGCCGGTAGATGTGATGTTGGTATCAAACGCAGGTAAGGGTGATTACAGGTTGTGGTGGGGATTAGACGGTTCAGTATACTCACAATTAATCCCGTTTGATGTAACTAACCCATCACAGCTTGTAGCAGTAGATGGAACTGACTACGCTTATGAAAGCACAGGGTTCCATGAAACACCTTGGTTTGATGCTAACCAGACTGAAGTGGATAAACTGGCATTAAACCTCAAGGTAGAAGTACAGGATGCTTCAGCTAATGAAACTGTTGCTGTTTCTTATGCTACTGATTATTCAACCAGTTACACAGCATTAACTACTATTACAAGTACAACACTGGGGTCTGCGTCTGGAACACAGACATTTCAGTTACCATCATCTGCCTCTCCTGTTGGGGTTTCCTTTAGGTCTATCAAGTTCAAGCTAACCCTAGCGAGAGGTGGTAGTGATACCAGTAAGTCTCCAGATATTGTTTCTGTAACTCTTGAATACAGGAAGAAGTTAGAAGCTAAATATGGTCACAGTGTAGAGGTAGACCTAAACAGTACATACAAGGGAAAAGACGCTAAACAACTCAGGTCTAGCCTAGTAAGTTCTATAGAGTCCAATACGTTACAGGAATTTACCTTCAGAGATGATGGTGGAGGAACCCGTAACTATTATGTGGATGTTACTTCTGCTACTGCTATTGAATATACTGGATATGACGAGAGGGGAACTTCTCGTATCACACTGGTGGAACCATGATATTCGATGCAGGAACCACTACCGTATCTACCGCAGGTACAGAGGTACAGATATCCAATACTACTAACAAGGTTAGATGGATTAAGGTTAAGGCTCTCGCTGGTAACTCTAACAAGGTTTATCTCGGAGTCAGTGACGTATCTGCAACCAATGGATATGAACTCTCAGCTGGTAATGAGATAGAGATTAGCTTTGCTGAACTTGGTGGTACTGTGTTCTTCTCAACTTTCTATGTAGATGCTGCCACGAATGGCGATAAACTGGCTTGGTCTGTGGTACTGGATGGCTGATGACTACAGGAACACTGCCAGAACCACCACAGGGATGGACAGGTTCAAAGCCTGAATGGGCTTTCTATTCTTCCCTCTTACAACTAGGTTATGAGCCCGATGAGGATTTCTCCTACCAGTCACCACTGATGGGAGGCCGATTGGATAAGGGAGGTGCGGTTATAGACTTCATGTTTTATAACCCACCAGACCTAGCAGTTAATGTTCAAGGTGTATACTACCACTATGAACTAGGGGCAGAGATTAAAGCCCGTGACATATTTGTCAGACAGTCGATGGCAGGTCAGGGTATAACTCTTATATTTGTAGACGAGGATGATTTGGAACAAGACCCTATAGGAACAACGAGAAACGCTCTCGCATTCAGGGATACGTCCCGACTGGGAGGAAGATAGATGGCAAACCCAGCTATAAACTTTGCAGGATTTCTTTATGACGATGCAGGAGATGCTATCTCTGGTGCAACCATTAATCTGTATGACAAGAACACCAGTACAACCTCAAGGGCCAGTACGACTACAGACTCCAATGGAGCATGGAGTATTGCCCATACAACTGCCGGGGAATTTGATATACAGGTAACTAGCGGTTCTTCCAAGAGAAGGATTAAGTTTGATGACAAGGTTCATCTATCCGAACTGGACGCTGAAACAATTAATGTAAGAGGAAATAATGGTGCAGCTGCACCACTGTATTTCTTTTCTGACCAAGGTGATGACGCTGGAGACAGGTGGCTTTTCAACGCTGCTGCTGGCGGTGTCTTCACTATGGGGAATGATATTCATACTCAGGGAACTTACGTTGCCCATGTAACCATCACTCCTAACTCAACAGTAGCAAGTTCTACATTTGCTATAGCAGGGCTAGCCACAATAGCAGGAAAGCTAACTCTCTCTGATGGCTTTGCGGTAGGTTCTGATGCTGGTGGAGATATCCTTTACAGTAATGGTACAAAGTATATACGTTTGGCTAGAGGTTCAGATGGTGATGTTCTAACTCTTGCATCTAGTATTCCTTCTTGGGCTACACCAACAACAGGAGATATCACAGGGGTAACTGCTGGTGATGGATTATCTGGTGGCGGTACTTCTGGTGGAGTCACACTTGCACTTGACCTTAATGAACTAACGGCAGCAGCAGTTGCTGATGGTGACTTCATTCCAATAATAGATACCAATGATTCTAATGGTTCAAGAAAAGAAGCTGTTCATGACTTGGCTACTTTATTTGCTGGTGCTGGCATGACAGCTACAAGTTCTGTATTAAATGTAATTGGTGGAGATGGCATCACAGCAAACTCTAATGATGTAGCAATAACTGCTGCTCAGACAACTGTAACTTCTGTTTATAACGCTAGTTTGAAAATGGGTAGAGACAGTCAAAACTTAATTGACTTTGCCACTACAGATAACAAGATAATTCTCAGGGTAAATAATGTTGATGAAGTAGAGTTGGTACAGAATGCTATATCTCCTGTTACATCTGATGGGGTAGCACTAGGTACAGGAAGTCTAATGTGGTCAGACTTATTTGTAGCCAGTGGTGGAGTAATTAACTTTAATAATGGTGATGTTGCCTTAACACATTCTTCTAATACGGTGACCCTATCAGGTGGAGACTTAGCACTTACTGATGCAAGCGTCCAAATAGATTCATCTCCAGCAGATGAAACTGTTTCAGGTATCACGGCTACATTCACAGCAGGTGAAACTTTAGTAAGAGGTGAGGTAGTTTATTTTAAACAGGCTGATAGTAAGATGTGGAAAGCAGTAGCTACAGCAGCAGCCACATCTAACTGTGTTGCTATGGCAGCAGAAGATATAACAGGTGATGCAGCAGGTAAATTTTTATTACAAGGATTCTGTACAGACAATGGTACGTTCCCTGACTATTCAGCAAGTAGTGGTGTAGGAAAAGTAGTCTATACCCCAGAGGCTGAGACATCTTCACAGAATGTACCTGAAAAAACAGCACCTGATACCGATGGTGACTTTGTTCAAATAATTGGATACGTTGTCTCTGCAAATACACTTTACTTCAATCCTAATAGCACTATTGTTGAGGTTTCATAATGGCTGAAATAGAAAAACTCATGGGGGTCAGTGCTGCTGATATTGAAAAAGTCATGGGTATTGGGTCTGGTGATATTGAGAAGGTAATGGGTGTGGAACTCGTTACCTCAGTTGGTTATCAGGGTAATCGCAGCCTTGCTCTTGGAGGATATAATTCATCATGGTCAAGTCAAAATACTATTGAGTATAAGGCACTAACCTCTGATAATGATACGTTAGATTTTGGAGATGCTGCTTTTGGTAACTGTCACGATAAGAGAAGTTGTGGCAGTGACTCAAGAGCTGTTTTTATGGGTGGACACGATACAGAATCAGGGTCTACCGCTGGCACAAATAATATTGAGTATGTAACAATCGCTACTACAGACAACGCAGATGAGTTTGGTGACCTTCTTGTAGCAGGTAAAATACTTGGTGGTGGCAGTGGTAATGGAGTAAGAGGACTTTTTGTTGGAGGGCGCCCTTCCGCTAACACTGACCAGATTGAATATCTTACTGTTGCCACTCCGGGGGATGCCCAAGATGCAGCAAATTTAAGTAGGGCTGCTGGTTACACTATCCCTAATGCTAACGTGGCCCCTGCAAGAATGATATGTCCTATGGGTTTTGATAGTGCTTATGACAACAAGGACTTCAACTATTTTGCCATCATGAGTTCAATCGATGCAGAGGATTTTGGAGATGCCACTTATAATATATCTCATACAGCCACGATAGGATTAAGCGAGTCTCGGAATGTATGGGCTTGGGGTAGAGATGGTAGCAACCATCAAGTCCATATGGAATATGTCAATCCTGCTGTCCTAGATGACGCTGAAGATTTTGGCGACCTACAAACCACAGCATCAAATGGTGCAGGTAAGCATACCAATGGCACAAGAGGAGAGGCATGGAGTGGGTTAGCAGATTTTAATGATGACGTTCAATATATAACTATAGCATCTACTGCTAATGCTACTAACGCAGGAACGATGGGAAACGGTCAAAGACATTCATGGGATGGATGGTCAGGAGATTAAATGTCTGAAGAACTGATGCAATTAAATCCTGAGATTGAGAATGGCATGGCTACCATGACTCCCGATAAGATTGCCAAAATCAGGGAACGCATGGTTGAAATGGACAGGGCTAACCAGAGTCTTGGCAGAAAGAACACCCAGACCATGAATCAACTGATGACCCTCACGATGCTGACAGAAAGCCCTTATCGGATGATGCGTCAATGTCTTACGCAGATAGAGAAGAAAAGGCAAGCAGTTGAAGAGGCACACTTTAGAACTATGACTAACAGGGTAAAGATAAAAGACTTACGAGTTAAGGGTGATGAGTTGTCCATGATTGAAGCTGCACAGATGGAGCATGGGGAACATAGAAATTTAATTTATATTGAGGGAGCCTTGAAAGAGATTGCGGTCTTTCAGGAAGCCTATGACGAGATACGAAAGAACCACAATATTCCTGAGAACTGGGACGAGCGTGATGCGGAACTCGCAGAGATAAGACACCATCTCAGACAGGCATTCAGACAGTCACACAGGGATATGATTCTCCAGGGCACAATCACACAGGGCAATGCCGAATACCTTGAACAGTATGGAGTGCATCTTCAGACAGCAAGGAACGTGATAGCAAAATATATCGCTACGTGTGAAAAGTTAATTGAGGAAGGAGATGTTCCTAACATCAATCACCTCTATGAATTTCTGGACAAGGCAGTCGAGATATTCGGTAACGAATACAAGCATGTCATGGCACACATAGGTCTTGATGACCTTGTGAGACAGGAATATCTATACAGGTCTACCAAGTAATGGCAGTTATCAAGTATCAAATTGAGAACAGGCAATGTCCTTCTTTCATAACTGATGGAGGATATTTTCCTGTTGGTAATGACCTGATAGGAATAGGTTCCGGTGGGGGTACAGTGTTGAGTAAGAGCCAGTTGCTTGCTTACGTGATGGCAGACCATAACTCGACAACATATACAAAGTTTGTGCGAGGTGAATTTGTAGATATGTCAGATTCAGAAGTAACTACTATGGTTAACAACTGGTGTACATGGAAGGGGATATCATGAAACGCTTGACTCTCACTGGTATCATTATCGGAACTGTACTGACAGTAGCTCTAGGAGTGCATCTAAAAAAGAGGCTAAGATAATGGGACTGTTACATACGATACGAACATATAGAAAGTATCAATCGTTTGCCAATGAAGTTGATGACTTGGTATCCACAATGTATGAAAGCGTTAAGGATGGAAAGATATCAAAAGATGATAAGTCCATCTGTTTGAAAAAGTACTGGAATCTCCTAAAAGCTATAGAAAAGGCCTAATAACCTACTTATCTCAGGAACAACACTACTCTAGGAGCCCCGTAGAGAGGCGTAAAGAAGTCATATGGTACTATGACATAGGGAAGCCAAAACAAATACGGGTTTCAAATCACTGTCCCCGTAAATGGCTCATATACTGGAGGTAAATAGATGATAAAGCAGTTCTTTAAGAAGTGGTTTACTTTTCCCAGTATTAAGTTACCCCGATTCCACATGGCTTTTCCACGTATTCCTTTTCCCAGTATAAGTATTCCATTTTACAGGATAGGTATAGTGTTAGGAGCTATCAACACTACGTTGTTAGTGCTTGCTGGTAGCATTGGCCTTGCTGCATCGTTCATTAATCAGTACCAGATTGGTAATGTCATTCACTGGATATCCCCGATACTTCCATTCCGATGGGAAAATATATTCTGGACAGGGGCATGGGTCAATATAACTGACCAGTTTGTATTCGATACCATCCTTGCTGCACAGGCTAATTTCGTATGGACTATATCTGGTTCAATTGGCCTGATAGCTCTTGGGTTCGTTATCCATGTAGGTAACTTCAGTGCATGGTGGAGAGGATTCAAAGCTGCACCGATGGCAGTTGTCAGGTCACCTGTCAGGGCTTACCAGAGAATAACTATCTGGCGTAACTGGCTTCTTGCCAAGATTGAATACGCCAACAATGAATCCCAGAAATGGAAGACAACATTCAAGATAATAATGAGTCCGTACTCTCTACTGAGAGCATTGGGCTTCAGTCCCCAGATGGCAATAGGCTTACTGGCTGTAGGTTCTACTGCTGGTGCTGGTGTGGCAGTCAACGAAACGATACTTGCTGAACGCTCATTTAGTAATGGAGATTCAGGTATTTATTCCGCTCCATCACAACATCCAGACCCTACCCTTGAACAGACTATGGCATGGAGACAGGAGAACAGTGGTCTGGGTAAAGAAGATAATACGTTAAGAATTGTTCTTGGTACTACTCCTGTCAGGGAGATTCGCATTGAGAATGTAACAGTCGGAACTGTCTACACTGGAGGTGCTATACCTTCATCTGCACATACGTCTGCCGGAGGCACGGCAGCTGCTGCAACAGCGGTATTGATTGGTGGAAAGGTAGTAGCTGGTGGTACTGACACTGTCCTAGAAATAGGTGAAATGCTAATTGAAAAATCTAGATGTACGTTTATGTATTTTGACAACATAACGGCTCACACTATCAATGTCATTGGAAATGCTTCAGATGGTCAAAGCATAAACCAGACTCCGGGAACTTCTAGGATGAGAGCAATCGGTGGAGGTCACCATCAGGCTGAAGCGATGGTCACTTCGGGCGGGTCTTATGACCGCATCCATATTGATGCTCCGACTACCGCAACAAATGGAAAGATTGATAAGCTAGTCCTGAGCAACATCTATAGTGAAGGCGGCTCCTGTTCATTCGATAAAATGAAGATTGGAACACTAACTATCCAGCTTAACGAAATTGGTGGCGGTGGTAACGCTGGTGTTTCAGATGGATTTGCCACTAAAGAATTTAAGATTAACCAGAGTGTTACCGCAGCTAACTGGAATGTCAGTGATAATGTTGAGGTACTGATTGGAGCACCAACAGTAACCGTGACCAACGAATAGAGATGGATAGGTCAGGAGATGGGAGTATCTAATTGGGGTTGCTTGATACAGGGAGCGGTACTTGTAGCAATAATAGTAGTTGTTATAGTTGTATTGCTTGTAACAGTAGCGGAGAGAAGTTCATAGTAATGTTTGAATATAAAGTAAATGTAACAAGAGTGGTTGATGGAGATACCGTTGATGCTGATATCGACCTTGGGTTCGATATTATCTACAAGGAACGCATCAGGCTTTTCGGTATAGACACTCCAGAAAGCCGAACTAGGAATAGGAAAGAGAAGGTACTGGGTCTTGCTAGTAAGGAGCGATTAAAAGAGCTCTGCAAGCAACACAAGGGTTCTCTTATATTACGTACTACTAAAGATGGTAAAGGAAAATTCGGACGCATACTTGGGTCATTAATACCTGAGGGTAGCGGTATAACTATTAACGATATGTTAGTAGCAGAGGGACACGCCAGACCTTACTTTGGTGGGAAGAAGGGAGAGGTTGGAGAGTGGGTTGCCGAATGTGATGATAAGTTCTGGCGTTGGACAATGGATGGATACGTGGAGATAACAGAATGAAGTTTGGAACAGTAAGACCCCAGATTCTAATAGGGATAATATGTGCAACTATCTTTGGTTGCATGGGATTGGTTGTTGGGATTCAGATGGAAGCGGTAGAAGTAGTGACAGCCATCATAGGTGGACTGTTTGGATTCTTGGGTGGTGTTTGTTTGAAGGTACTTGAGAATGAATAGTTAACTTGGAGCAGTCCACTCCTGTATATACCAGCTGGGATTTACTATTATGTCTGGAGTATGGGTAACTGTTCCTGTTAATGGATTTCTTCTCCCACGTTTCTTTATATTCTCTGAGTTACTGAACTGTTTTATCTGGTTGCATTTCTTACACACCCCTTCTGATATAGGGCCGTTGGGTGACTCTACTATCCAGTGGTGTATGCATTCTGTATCAATCATATTAGTACCTCACTTAATGACCATTGGTTCTATATCAAGGGGTGTGTATTTACCATCTACCTCTGCACTTTTAAGATGTCGTTTACAAAAATGACCACTGGATACTTTCATATGACATGGTTTATATTTCCAATCAGGAAATCCTTTTTCATCCTTCCATGCCAGAAGTTCCGCTCTTTGACATCCCTGCCATATTAGAAATTTATCCTGTACCTTCTTTAATGTACTAAAACTTATGCGTACATGTTTTTTGATATCCTCTTCTGTTACACGTTCATGGGGAAGTACATCTTCCCAGTACACTCTATCTGTTTTACGTCTTTCGATAAGACGCACATAGTCACTACCCTTTAATATATATTTATAACCGGGAATCATATCAACACCTCCTTAATGTCGAGTACGGTTTCGCTTTCTTTCACACTGTCTCCCCATTCGTAGTACAGCGTGTAGGATAATTCTTTTGCTGAGTCATCCTCTATAACTCCTGCGTCTACTAGCCCGTCAATGCTCCCTTTCATTGCAGCCAGTAAGTTATCTATATCTCTCTTACGCTTGTCCGATGAACGCCACGTTATAGTAATGTGAGCTCGTTTCATCGGGGTGTCTGGCCTACCCTGTTCCAGTACATATGCAATCATTTCATCTCTCTGTGTATTACGTATAGATGAAAGGGCTAGGTAGTGGGTCTTTCGATTAGGGTAGGCTTTACTGGGTGGTAAGTGAGGTAATTTTATTTGCATCCTGTACACCTGACGGGTGATTCTTCGGGGCAACTTCCCCCTTCAAAGATACACCCCTCATATTCATATAGGTTTCGTAGTAGGCGTTCCAACTCTCCCCACTTGTGGATACTTGCTGTCATCTTTCTTTCCAGTGCACTCCCCGTATTAATAGGGTAGTCATCTTTCCAGAGGTCTTTATCCACACCAATGAACCAGTCAATCCCTGACTGTAATCTTTCTATCAGTTCCTGACAGGCATCCTTGGGGGATAGTGCTTCCAGTACAGCATCCTTGTTAGCCAGTAGTTTTTCAGCTATTGCTGATGCTGACTTTGGCCCACGTATCTTTAGTACGTCACCTTCCTGTGTAACCTTCAGTCCTGCTTCTTCCGCTTTTCTCAATAGCTTTACCCAGTCCATTCAGATTCCTCCTCTACTCCTGCTAATACCACCGTTTTATTATCGGCTGACATCATCAACCGACTGTCACTGTTAACTGATGTTTCTATTGTTTCTTCCGATACAGTTTCTACTCCCTTAATAGAAGCTACTGTTATTGCAAGTTTGAGTAATGGTTGGCTACCATGAGTTTTAACTTTGGAATAGCATATCTCTCCTATACTTAGAGGTTTCAGGAGTGCGTCATTAGCGTCTGCCAGTTCCAGTGTATCAAATGAGACTGACTGCAATACAGTATCGTAGTCATCCTCAAACTTATTGAAGCGTTCCTCTGATTCAAAGTGAATACTAAATCCACGGGGACTCTTTAGTCCTGAGTCATTGGCTTTACGGTGGTAGAGAACTACTTCCATATCACCGCTGTCATGCTCTTGAACTTTCTTAACTTCATAGACCTGTCGTGACCTGTTGTACTTATATGCAGAACCGTGAATCTGCCACTTACCAGTGGTTTCTCCTGCTCGGTTAGCATGGTCAACTGACAGCCATGTAATACCTAGTATGTTACCTGCATCGAAATACTGGTTAACGGTATCTTGGTCGATACCAGAACCACCAAGTGCAGCTCCAACTGAGTCCACTACCATGAAGGTAACGTTATGTTTCATTATCAGCTTGGATATGTACTCTACATTATCGGCAAGGCTACCCTTCATCTTCTTGTAGATAACTCCAGACTGAGGTTGTATGTTCAGTCCTCTGTGTACCGCAGCCAGTCTATGCCTGAATACTTCTGCTGTTTCCTCCCAGTCCAGATACAGTGCCACTCCCTTTCTGGCCCTGAGTCCATGAATAGATAGTCCCTTGTCTACCATTACACAACTCAGTAGGCTTAGGTATGACTTTGAGCTCCCGCCCGGAGCCCAGATTAAGTTGGCTACACCTGATACGAACAGAGGTTTGATTGCATAGGTTCTTGGAGTATAGCCCTCCAAGTTTCCCATAATCTCTTCAGGTTCTCCCTCCCTGTGTTTATCTATGACAGCATCTACAGCTGCATCAACTATCTCTCCCCAGTACAGGCTAGGATAGTCTCTTGTCTTTTCCTCTAGGTTTTCTATGAGTCTGTTCTTACTGTTTACATCCAGTAAGTCTGGACGGCTATGGTTTACCTTAACCTTACTCATTACCCCGTTAAAAGGAAGAGAGGCATATATATATAACTCTGCTGTAAAGTAACCACTCCTGTCCCTGATGCGTTCAGCGGTTATCTCAACCCCGTCATCTGGAAAAGCTACTGTTACTACTGTTCCCTTTCTATCTACTAACATATTTGCCATTGCTGTACCTCCTTCTATTTACTCTTGGTAATGGCTTATCTGGTTGCGTATTTAGATGTCTGAGTTCATCACGAAAGATATACATTTCATCCATGATTTCATCCTTGTTAATCTGTATGCTTTCTCTTATCTCTCTATTCCACATATCTGTTTTCTTGGATTCAATCCACGCTCTATGTGCATAGTCAGTTAACTTCTCGTTCTCATCAAGTAGAAGAAACAATGTCTTAAATATATGAGGACATAAATTGCAGTCATCATTTTGATGCTCTTTCTGTAACATACCCAGTAATTCTTCTACAGATTTTTGGGTATCGTCACTCACGGGTATATCCATACTCACCTCCTTGTATATGAGAGCAGTTTAAAGACATGCTCAGGTCTATCGCTGTACTCACTGGAACTTCAGCCACCAAGTTCATGAGACTATTGGCCATGGAGTCACAATAGGTGCATCCTACCAACACGCACTGTGTTTAACGTCCTGCTATGCAATGAAAAACGGACGGGGGCTTACGGCCTAACAGCGGATTTCTTTCTCTTGGGTAATAACTTATCACGCCTAGATGACCATAGTTTTAATTTACAGGCATCAATAAATGTGTCCTGTTGTTCAGGTAGGTGGGCCACTTCCCTAATCTCTGGGTCAGTACCTTCTTCCTTAGGTAGTTTTACTATGAATGCTCTTACCTTTGAAGTTACTGGTACATCTATACAGAACTCAAGAGCCATAGCATATGCTGCCATCTGTAATGGGTATTCCCTGTACATATACTTGCCTGTCTTGTAGTCACAGATTACAAAGTTATCGTCCTTGTCTACTGCCAGTACATCACAGGTTCCTGCGTATGCTATCCCTCCAACATTATAGTAAAGGGGTACTTCAGTCCCGACAATTTCCAAGTCGGATGTATCTAACCATTCAGTCCAAGCATCCACTACTGGTTGGAACTTGGATGGTACTGATGTATCTGTATTTATAATCAGGTGCTCAAGCAAAGCGTGTGCTTCAGTACCGTAGTCAGCTGCAGTGTCACGCTTCTCTTCATGGGCATGGCTTGCATTCTCAAGTAATTGTTTCAAGGGCATCATTGAATGGTTCTCTCTTACATAATCAAGAGCCTGATTCATTGCCCATAACCTGAGTCCTTCCTTCTCAATGATGTTAAGGATTCCAGTTACCCTCTGTAACTTTAAGTCTTCAGGTATCCGCTCATCTCCCACTACACGGTAGCTCTTACTATCCCCAGATACACGTACAGATACCTCTGCTTTATATTTATTTATGCTATCCCTAACTGTGGATGCGAATGTCACTATACTCCCTCCTCAATGAACTCCACTCTTATATTCTTTACCTTGCATATGTCATCATCCAGATTAACAAGTGCCATACCTACTACCTTGTTCTCATTAGTAGTGAGCCATTCAGTTGCCTCTGATACAGACTCAGCCTTGAAGTGAAGCGTTCCAGTCATACGCACTGGTGCTGTAAAACTCTCTAACTCTTTTGCCATTCAACTCACCTCCTCAGATGATTTATTCTCTATACATTTCTCATAAAAATGTTAGTTGTATCGGTTCGGGCTCACCATTGTTCCAGAACTTATCCACCAGTGCAAGTTGCGGAGTGGTTCTGTTTATTGGGAATGAATTCTTCCTAAAGATATCCATCGAGGTAGTAAATGTATTACCAGTATCCCCAGCTTCAATGCGTATCGTATGAGCCCCGTATTCTATGGCCTCATTAATAACAGTAGTATCGAATGCCCATCCCTTAGGAGCCCTGAGCTTGTGTTTATATTCTCTTACTTTCTTAATGAGAATGCCGTCCCCATTTACATGAGCAACGACATTCCCACCTATAGTGCGGAGTTGCACTTAGAAGTCCACCTCTTCTTCAGTTACCTCTTCTTCAGTTACCTCTGGTACATAAGTACCTAAGATAATAGATTCAAAGATATCTGTTGATGAGGCAATCTCCTCAATAGTATTGAAGGTATCAACGGCAGCTTTGAATGCTACCTGTCGTATTATGCTTCTGCCCCTGTCATCCATACTTGCTGTCCAGTTCTGTACTGGTGCTTGAGTAGGCACAGAAGGGGTCTGTGGGGTCGATACAGGCGTTTGTGGTGTCTCCTGTACTATTGGTGTAGGGATAGGGGTAACGGGAGCTTGATTGCCACCCATTGATTCCCACTCCACTATTCTCCACCTGTACATCCAGTCCTGTGTACCGTCATGGTATCCACCACCTGCATTGTCTGATTTCTTTTTAACAGTGCCACGTTCTACCAGTACGTTATGTGTACCAGCTTCAAGAACTTCAGGACACTGGTCTTTATAGATATACAGGTTGTCACCCCAAGTGTTGGAGTGTGGTGTCCACTCAAAGTGAACGCTTAATTTGTACTGTGCCCTTCCCTGTCTATCCGTAGTATGGCTCACCTCATTTATACGGATGGAAGTCCATCTCCTTTCTACCTCTGGTTGATTCATTCGGCCTCTACCTCCTTAGGTATCTCTGGTTTAAATTCTCCAATCTGTTTTGCTGTGAAATACAATCCCCTTTGTATAGAGGTTCCATCTAGCTGACCGAACCTCCTGTATCTTTGTACACTACCGGGGTGTACCCTTAACTTTCTTCCTGTATCAACAATATCGAACATTTCAATATCGTTACTACAGTTATCGCAACGGAGCGTAAAGCTCATAGTCTGCCTCCTATATTCTTATTTAATTGTGCAATGCCATCAGCTATCTTCATGAGAGCTATAACCTTCAGGCATTCCATAGCGTTCTGATAGACCTGTGGTTTTCCTTTACCACCTTCACGCTGTTCACTTAAATCCATTGCTGAATCTATCTGTGTCCATAAAATTCTTTCCATGTCATGGAATGAGTTACTGTTACCTGTCACTGTTACATTCCTTTCAGTTACTTATATGTATTGTTACTGGATTGTTACTGTTACTGTTACTGTAACAGTTACTTGTTGTTGTTACTATTTTACATGAACAACAACATCTTGTCAAGTTACTCATCCTCCTTAGGGAACCTTTCAAGTAGGTCTTCCAGTAGTGATATAGGTAGCTTTACTTTTCTATTGCGTATTGTTTTTAGGTCAGCAATAGCAGTTGTTATAAGATATTTGTGCATCTTTAATGTGTATGCCATTGGGTCAAACCCATCTATAGATTCGGTATTCTGTTCCTCAAATTGATACGTTATTGTCTTTTCCATTACTAATCCTCCTGTTATTGCCGTGATGCCCAGTATCGAGCGTTGTCAATGTTATTTGCTATATCCACTACAGTTGTATTACTAGTAAAGATTTCATCATGTACATAGTGGTGTAAATCATGAATGCCTCTAGAATTAAATACCTCTTTAGCTTCTTCCTTTGAATCAGCAGATATTTTTACCAACCATGTGGTAGATTCTTTGACTACAAGTACATAGTCATTTTCATACATACCGTCTTTCATTACTCTTTCTCCCTTATTCCAATAACTTCAATCTCGTCATTTTGGTTTGCCATATCAGCATTAATAATTACTTCTAACCCATCAAATGCATATGGAATCTTTTCATCTAAATCAACTTCATCCTCTGCCTCTACTTCAATAACTTGGTCAGGCAATCTGTATAAAACTTCCCACTTCATATTAATTACCTCCCAAGTAATTTTCTTCATTCTTTGCCAGTTCCCCTGATGTCTTTACTATCTCGGCTATTGAATTAAAGGTTCGGGTAGCACAGTCATCTGGTATGTTGCCGTCCATCTCTCCATCTAATAGGTAGTCAACTACCCTATCTTTCTCTGTATGGTCACCATGTATTGTTACTAACAGGTACGTAATTTCTCTTTCCATTATTCTCCCTCCTCAGTTGGACTTATAAGTTCTCTCTATGTTTTGATTCACGTTTAGTACCACACGATTCACATAGGTAAACGTACCTATTTTTGTCAACGTCCTCAAAGGTTAACTCTTTGGTTTTTCCACAGTCATTACACTTGTCTACTGGTACACCAAAGAATTTTTTTAATCCTATCGGGCCGTCACCTGTTACTCTGAACTCGTTATTCATTATTCTCCCTCCTCAGTTATATCTACTAATTCATACTCACCCTGTTCTGTATGGCTTATCCCTATTTTCTTTTCGTAATCTACCCATACAGAATCTTCAACTATTTTTAGAGCTTCTTCTTCTGAGTCTGCTTCAATGGTTGTTGTTATCCATTGAAGGTGATACTCAACTGTGTATTGCATTACTCACCTCCAAGTAAGTTTTATATTTATCTTCTAGTCGTAGTGAAAAGGATGGTCTGGTGTACCTCCCCACCCTTTTTAAATACTCCATACTTCATTGCCGTCTGCATCTGTAACGGTGATAGGCATCACTTCTTCAATAAAGGAATAGATGTCGGAGGAAGGTGTTACCATTTTGTATTGTGCTTGGACAGTCTCTCTCGCCTCTAGAACATCAATCGCTTCTACTTCAATTGTGGCATGCCCTGTTAGTTCTACTGTTACTGTAAATTTTGCCATTTTATTTCCTTGTATCTTTTTAGGTTTAGATATTCTTGTCATTTGTCGTACTGGACAGAGCCCTTCATAAATTACTTCTGGTATTTCTGTTGGATTAGGTTGGTACAGGTTCAGGTATCGGGTCGCATCCACATCTTCCTCAAGGTATACATAGGTTTCATCCTGATAGCTGTGGGTTGATGCTTGGAACCCATTCAATTCATACTCTCTCTTACTAACCTGTAGCCATGCGTGGCCTATATCTACAATCCATTTGTACGGTAGCTCGTCCCTCTCTCTATCTATTACCTTGTCATTGCCTTCATGACTCATTACTCACCTCCCAGTATGTAACTTGTTGCTTTGTGTGCTTGTGATGATGCACTTACTAATAGTTTTTCGTCATTCCGTAACTTGCCTATCCAACTTCTAAGGTATGCTTCTGAGTTTTCCCTAGTGTTATCAATTCCTGATTGTCTGCATAGTATTGCTGATACAAACTCGGCTACTAATTCTTCCTTTGCATACTGACCACTACCAAAGTGGTCAAAGTTTTGTATTCCTTCTCTACCTACTCTTGATTCGTGTCCTGTAGAGTGTCCTTCCTCGTGGAATCGTGTTGAGTAGTATTCATTTGGACTATCGAATGTGCTTCTATCGGGAAGATGTATCGTGTCTTCTTTCATCCTGTAGTAGGCACGGTCACCGCCATTGTGTAACGTGACTGGTTTATTAGGTATCCCATTCAGTATCTTTTCTGCTTCTTCTATAGGTACAAATTCTGTAGCGTTTGGTTTGCTTAGTGGTTCTACATTCAAACCTTCCCATTGCTCTACGTTAAAGACCTTGTAGTATCTGAATATAGGAAACTTAATTACTTCTTCTTCAAGTTCACCTTCATTTTTCTTACGCTCTAATATTAGGGGTTTCAGTAGGGTTATTGACTTGTGATATTCGCCATCCTTTAACGTGCTACCGTTTGCCTTGCCTTGTTTGTAGGTAAGCCATCTATAATCTTCATACTGGTCACCACCTAATACATCTATCCAGAACGGGTTCATACCCTGATATATATGTCCTGATATAGCGTTTTGATGGGCTCCGAATACACCAGTCCACGGCTTATGCCACGGGAGTCCTTTGTTTTTCAAAATATTATCAATCATCTGGTCAGTCTGTACCTTAAATACAGATGGTTTGTTGTATTTCTTTTTGCTTTTTCCCTTACTCCTAGTTGCTGTTACCATTGCTTAGTTCTCCTGTAACTTGTTATATGAATCGTGAGCATCCTTTATAGCTAATAACTTGGTATATATCTTTGAACACTGGCTTAACTTCATAGCTTGGGGGGTTGCTTTAAGTGTTAAGCCCCTTCCGCTATCAAGGCATTTCTTTTTACTCTCTCCTACTATGTATATAAGATGATTTATATCCGACTCTGTTAGTAACATTGCTTAGTTCTCTCCTTCGCATTTTGTGCATAATATTGTTTCTAATACTTTTGATAGTGAGTATTCATTGCCATACCATTCAACTAGTATTGTCATGTCGCATACTT